CGCTCATCTTTTAGAGCGGTGACTGTTTCGGTATGTGCTTCAATGATTTGCTCTACCTTCTCATCCTCAATGCCCATAGCCTTCAGCATTTTTCTTGTAAGTGCCATTATATTTTGTCTCCTTTTCTTCGGTTACTTTTCTTCGTAATTTGACGTCTTTATTATATCTTATTATTTGTGACTTGTCAATTATTTCAGTGCTTGAGCAATAATCTGTGCCACAGCAGACGCACTGCTTTGAATTGCAGGAACAAGGAATGGATGTGCCGCCATCTTGTATGTTCCGAGTTCTTGATATTTGCCGTACTCAACATTTGTTCCTATGCTGACTTCTTTTTCGCCTGTTACCCTGTGGTGTATGCTTCCGCTCAATACCCCTGTGTCACGAGGCGCATTGACAATAGCCACGCTTGAAACGAACAGTCCTGCGGCTTCAAGAGCCTTTGGGATGTTCGCCTGCACTCTTGCTTTGATGTCTGCAGTATTGTCATTTTCGATATGTACTTCAATTTGCATTACGTCTCATCCCCCATTGTTATGATTTCTCCGATTTTTACACCGCTTTCCCATGCCTCAACAATTCCTGTTTCTTTGTTCCTTACAAGTTCCATTTTCATCCCTCCAGTATAATGACTTTTGTTCTGTTTAGGATAATCGTATATGAACCGCTTGAACCATGCCCTTCAGCGTTAATGGCATCGTAACCTTTTAATGTCGCATAAGAGCCATAATCCATTTCGCTTATTTTTTTTGCATAAGCATTTATTTCTTCGATTCTTTGCATATCACCTGCGAGAGCGAGTTTTGGTAGTTCCTCCAGCCCTTTTGCGATTTCGCTTCGTTTTAATTCACCAAGTTCGAAATAAGTGATGACTTTCGCACTTTTGTCAAGTGTAATTGTTTCAGTGTGCGATGGTGCAATCCAGTTATTCCCTGGCACACCATAATCATTAAAGATTACTCTTCCGCTTTTCCCCATAATGTCCTTATACAGCCATTCTTTTGCTTCCTTCTCATTATTGAGCACTATATCCTGCATAGTGTCTGTGTCAAATTGTCTGAACGGAAATGTTATGTTAGCCTTTACTTTTTCCCATTGCTTCTCTGTCGCTTTTCGAACCTGTTCAAGGTCTGGAGCATTGCCAAATCGGTCATCATTGAGCATTTGATAATGTAGCATTTCAGCCTTTATACCATCAGTTAATTTGCCTGTATAATCAGCCGCACAATACATTCCTTGCCCATATTGAGCACCGCCAGTACCACAATCCACATACCATTTGCCGTTGTAAAGTTGATTCCTGTATTCATCAAGAATCTCTTGCGATGGTGCGGAGTATGTTCTTTGTGCGATGAAACTTGAATCTTGAACCGCCTTGTCAAATTCTTCTCTTGATACGACTTTAGGCAGACCATCAAATCCCTGTGCATTGATTACATCTTCAATCTCAAAGTCAAACTTGTCTGGTCTTCTTTGCCATGTTGCAGAAATATCTTTTCCGTCAACGACAGTGGACTGTTTTGCTGACGTTGTAGGAGGTTCTGGACTTCTTCCTGCTTTCCACTCTTCATAGCTCATGTCTCCGAGTTTGTTTTGCCTATTTGTGGCGTACAACAGCGGATTGAGTCCATATACTGTTGCGATTTCTCTGCACCTACAGTTGTACACTTCAGCAGGAACTCCATCTGGGTCACCGGGGAACATGAGACCATTTGAGAACGGCTCTCCAACGGCACGGACTTCACCATCGAGATGCCTGTGGGAATGTCTTGTTCTGAAGTCAAGAGTTGCTACCCATACTCTCTCGACATCAATGCCCATGTCTTGAGCACGTTTGATAGAGTCTTCCCTTCCCATGTTTTGCGCCGCTGTCACCATTGTCCGAGCATTACGAGTTGCCACGTTCTTATTCATGTCTGTCACTCGCATCAGCCTCTTTGTGATTTGACGTATTCCTTCACCTTGAAGAGTCCCTTGAATGATTGCAGAATTGATTGCCTTTTTATTCCACCGCAAGTCTTTTGATACATTGACTTTCGCTTTTGGCAACAAGTCTGGCTTTTTCCTTATGAGGTTTTCCACTGTTTCAGCGTTGTACAAGGTGAAAAAGGTGTTGAAGTTTGCTTGACTCTCGATTGAATACGTTGTGAAGTTCATGTTCAAAGCGTAGACATCAGGTGTATAGCCGTTTACTATACTCATAGCAATTTGATTTGAGTTTGTTAAATCTTCTGCTATGACATCCTTCATGTCCTTTATCCAGTCGCTCTGCGTCAACTGACCTTTTCTCCATTTGTCATAATCTTCCGTTGACATAGAGCCTTCAGAAACTCGCTTGAGCATTTCTTTGTTTTTCTTTTCAAACTTTTCTGTAAACTTTTCTAACTTTTCTTCGAGTTCCCTCTTCGCTGTTGAGTAATGCTCTTCAACCTCTTTTTCGATTTCTTCCAACAACTTTTGAGTTTCTTCTTCCCCTATGTCCCTGTATTTATTCATTGTTCGTCCTCTGTGTGAAGCCTGTCATCCTCTCCAAGTTTTCGCTGTCCTTTTGGTCAAGCACTTCGTCAATTTTGTCTGCATCCCCAAGGGTCAGCAGGACTTTCTTTGTGATGTATTCTTCTGGCAGAACCTCCGCAACAAGCATGAGTTTCTCAAGTTCCTCCGACACATTCTTGATTAAAGAGCGAGTGAATGTTGGGTGGTCATCAACTCCTGCCAGTTTTAGGATTTCCTGCATGAAGTCAACAACGCAGTATTCAAACTGGTCGGTCTTTGCATTCAATGGGTCATACGCCGCTTCAATCTGTGTGGCTGTGACCTGTCCTGCCGCGATTTGTTCAGTGTTGACTCCCATGAAGTCTCGGTATATATCTTTCTCGGAGCGTTCAAGAAGTGCTTCTCTGCTTGCATAAGGAACGTCAATAGTGTGAGCCTGTGCAGATGCTCCGTCTTGGTCAACGACTGCCGCTTTAACGGTTTTCATGTGTTCAAGGAACTTGACGAGGTCAATGTCATCCATGCCTCCTGCATTTTGAATCGTCCAGTAGATTTGACTTGCGTCATCAAGGTCATTTGCGAATCCGCTTTTAATAAGGTCATATGCGTCAATCTTTTCCCTTAATCCAACAAGTTCGGACTGGTGGAGCGGATTGCCCCACATCGGAACAATCGGGAATGTCGGGTAATTTTCTCCACTGTAGATTTCAATGCCGTCCGCTTCTGAAACTCCAATGTTCAGCTTGTAAGGACGCTTTTCTTTGAGGATGCTCGGCTTGCTGTCCCTGTAGATGTACTCGGTCACCCCATCAATCTGGTACAGTGTTGCCCGCAGTGGCTTCTGTGGGTCAATCTGCCAGAACCTGATGCCTGCCATTAATGCACCATTCTCTTCATCGTAAAGTGGCACAAACTCAAGTGAGGAAAAGACTTCCAGATGGTCAAGGTTAAAGAACCCAAAGCCAACGCCGTCTCTGATTGCAATCCTTGCCAAGTCCTGCAGGCGGATGTCAAAGTCTTTCCCGAGTTTATCTGCGGATGCCTCGTTTTCCCAGTGAATACCGTTGCCGAGCAGATACTGTACTTGCTGTGTAACGAGTCGATAGAAATAGTTTGATGCGAGTTTGTGGTTCGCAGAAAAGTTGTCTGGAACCGCCTGCCCTGACATTGTGTAGAGAAGTTTCTGATACTGGACAATCGTCCTGTTCTGCTGACGCAAATACTCATCAGCAATCTTCGACTGCCTGTACAGTTCGCCAGATTTGTGGCTCTTGATTGCAGTTGCGACAAACTGTGCGATGTCAGCCTCATTCTCGCCAACATCTAAAAGGTCTTGATATGTTATCATTTCACACTCCTATCTATAAATAAATGGGGTATAACGTTCTGTTTTCTTCACAATCTTCTTTGTTTTCACGAAGTAGCGCATTGCGTCCATAAGGTGGTCATCTTCTTTTACTGGAACATCTTCGATTGCATTATCATTCCACACATACCCAGATATTTCTTTCTGCCAGTTCTTCATTCGTGGAGATATTTTAATCAATCCTCTGTGCATTGCCGATGCAGTTTCTCTTATTCCATCGACAACGGCATTGTCTGCAGGATAAACCTTGTAATGTGGTTTTCTTCTCAACAGTGTTATGAATGACGCCGCAGACGGGTCTATGATTACACCGATTGGTCTGTTCAGTAATCCTTCTGAATCAGAGACTCTCTTCATGGAATCACTGTATTTATCCATCACACTTACAACAAAAGAGTCTATGTCATTTCCATATTCATCATCGGTCTTTTGTATTCCTTCAGTTCTTCCCGAATGGTAATACTCTTCGATTCCATACCATACTCCATCTACCTTTGCCCAGAATATGCAGGCAAATGCATTCTGCGTTCCGTAGTCAATTGACAGACCAATCTCTTCTACCTGCTTATCTGTTGGCATTGTTCCAAAGGCTTCGTTGTAGTTCGGATAAACCAACCCTTCAGCAAGAGCCCATTCCCCCAAGATATATCTGTCATAATAAACACTTCCTGCATATTCTTCGCATAGATTGCTGACAAACTCGCTCGGAAGAAATGGGTTGTCAAATATGGTGTAGTGCTGTTTGTATATGTCCGTCCCACTATCAAGGAAGTCTTTGAGCCAGTGGTTCGGACCCTGTGGGTTCAGCGCTCCATCAAACAGGCTATACTCTTTATCAAGTCTTGACTTCAACAATTCAAATACATCCTTGTTCCAGTCTGCGACCTCATCACCATAGCAGTACTTTATGCTCGTGCCTCTTATTTTGGAAACAGCCGACACCTTTTCTGCACCCATTATGTGAACCCTTTCCCCAAACATCAGGCAAGTCCCATCTGGTGCAGTGCTTCCTATGAAACTTTTCCCCCATATCATCTCCATCGGTTCAAGGATGTTTCTTTTGACTGTTGTTTGAGTTACACCCATTATAACAGAGATGCCGGGTTTATTCGTTCTCTCTCTTATTCTCTTCGGTATTAAGTAATAGTCAAGGAATGTTTTTCCAGAACGTGTAGCACCTACTTTGATGTTCCACCTGTGCGTGGCGTTCTTGATGTAATCCCTTTGCTTTTCACTAAACGGCATTTCTCATTACTCCAGAATTTCCTCAAGGACTTCGTCAAGTTTATTGAGTGCCTCACTCATGTCGTACTCAATCCTATCTTTCTGCCCAAGGTATTGCTTGCCCAAGAAGATTGCCATCGATGCGCTTTTGTCAGCGAGTTTGAATTGCTTCCGTCTTAACGATATTTTGCCTGCTACAGAGTGCTTTTTATAGACATCCGCAAAATTTTCTTCGTAGGTTCTTTTGCACCATCGTTCTATGGTATCTTCCGAGCAATCGAAGAATCCTGCTATTTCAGACAGAGTACACTGGATACTACACAATTTTTCGAAGTTGTCCTTGTCTATTTCTTTTCTCGGTCTTCCAACACTTGCCATGTTTATTTACCTCCAGAATTTGCAGGAACCCACGCCCTTGAGTATTTTGTTTCCTCATTGATGTTTTTCTTTTCAAACACATCGTTCAGCATGAGCAATTCCACTTCTTCTCTTGTGGCTCCTATCTCTTTACATATGGTGTTGTAATTCACACCATACTCTTTCACCAGTTTTTTGATTATGTCGCTCATCTTTACGGCAATGTGTTGCCCTTTGGCTCTGTTTATACGAATAGTGAGGAGCATACGTTCTGGCTCTGTTAACTCCATTGCCACTACTGGAACGAACCCATCGGTCAATCCTCTTACTGCTTTATCTTCCTTTGCGAGCGTTGCCCTGTGGAATCCATCAATAATGGTGTAGTCCTTTGTTGTTAATATCGGTTGTATCCATCCCTGCCTTAATATGGAAAGTTTGAGCAGTTTCATTTCTTTTGTGAAGACCACGTTCGGATTGTAATCATTTGCTTTTAACAAATCTACATTTACCCACTCAACCTTTGAGATTGGCATTTCTTCTTTTTTCACGCTCTTCCTCCATTTCTTTGGTGTAATACTTCGTGTATTTTGGTGCGTATACCTTGCCCATTTTCACCTTTTCGAAGTATCTCTTCGCCCATGTGTAATACTCATGCGATTCGCCTTTTTCCAGAACATGGAGATTCCTGTGGCATTTCCAACAAAGACACTTCAGGCTTCTCAATGAAACCTCTGGATTGTAATCATAGCAGTGGTATTCCCTTACGCCTTTGTCCTGCCCACAGATTTCGCACCTCATATTATATGGGTCTTCAAGTATTCCATCTTTGATTGCTTCTTTAACTCTTTTTAAGTTCTCCATTCTTTGCTGTGGAGAATATCCCTTGTACCAGTCCATTATATCACCTCATATCATAAACCACAAAAGTTATTCCATTTCTTTCCCACTTCGGCACTGCTCCATTTTTCAAGTGGCTACCGAGCGACATAGGAGTGCAGAACACAGTCATCTTCTTCAATCCACGTTTCTCACACTCTTCTTTTGAGTGTTCTATGAACGCAGACAATGAACCATTTCTTCTGTATTTCTCCTTTGTGTAATTGCTCTTAAATCTTGCAGATTTTCCATTGCAAACAAGGCAGTAAACGGCAATGACTTCTCCATCATGTTTTATTCCGTACCACTCTGCACCTGCAGGATTGTGAAATGTGACCCTGTGCTTCTTTGCTTCTTTCACAATTGGCATAACGTCACTGAATTGAATTGCCTCAACATCATTTTTGGAGAATGACGCCTTCATATTCAGCCTCCTTTTCTGTTAATCCTTTCTTTGGCTGAATTTCCCTCTTGTATGCTCCATTGACAACCTGCTTGAAAACATAGAGCACAGGATAACCGCCTGCAGGACTTTCTTCCGTTTCCTTGCCTCTTCTTCTTTTCTCTACTTTTTCGACTTCTTTCAGAGCCTTTTGTTTTTCAATCCCAGACAGCGTGTCATTTATATAGTCCTTTATTCCCTTGAAAGAATGCTCGTATTTGCTGAATATCATATTCCTGTCAAGAGAATCCCAGTACCTTGCTTGAAGTAGCATTTCTGGGAAGAGGTCTACAAGTTGCTGATAAAACACAGGATAAAGAGTTGCGAGTTTCTTGAACCGCTTGCTCGACTCTGCGTGCAATGGGGTTGATACCCTCAAATTATCGTTATTCAATACCTGCTTGTCATAAATAGGACAGTATTGTATTTTGTTCTTGTAAAAATACAGAAAAATGTCATTTTCAGTCCAGTCATAGATTGGCTTGCAGAACTTTATCCTCTTCGACTTCGTGGCGCAGATGTAATTCTCGTTTCTCTTGACCGCTACTGATTGGAAACGAATCAGACTTTCATCTGCTCTGATTCCATTGATAATTGCGATTTTGCCCTTTTCATCTTTGCAGATAAACTCATCAGACTGGTATTGGTCATATATCTTGTCCTCACTATCAACTATCGCATATTCTGGCGGTTGACGGAGCCACTTCCTGTTTTTATCCCATTGAACATAGGTTTCCTTCTTACCAAGAATAAACTTCTCTGACTTCAGCGGTATTGCGTAATATCTGAAATCGTACTTCCCAGATTCCGCTATTCTTTTCACAAAATCGATGACATCATCAGGTATGAGCTCCTCGTCCCTGAAGAAAACTTTGACCTTGTCTGTCCTTCCATCCTCATCATAACATTCCTGCACGAGATTCAAAACTGTCAGGCTATCCTTGCCTCCAGAGAACGCAACGAGAATGGTATCAAACAAATCCATTATATGGTGGATTCTCTTCTTCGCTTCTGTGTAAACGTCTGAATCTATGAACTTCTTTTTGCCTACAATTTCTTCCATCTTCTCCACTCCTCAACAGCATCCAGAATCCTCTCCGAAATGGTATCCCTTTCATAGCAGTTCTTGATTTGCTTCAGGAACCTATACCAATCTTCCTGCTCTTCCTCATTGTTGAATGCGATTTCGTACATTATGCTATATCCCATTACGTCTTTGCCATCAGCAAATCCATCAAGAAGATTCGAATCATCATCTTCCAAGAACCCGAAGTCGCTCATGTCGATGTTGTCTATATTTGTCAATTCATCTTCCATCTTTTCAAAGTCCCAACCAGACAACTCTGCCGTCTTGTTGTGTGCTAAAGCGTAGGCTCTTCTTTCCTCATCGGAAAGGTGGTCAAGTCTGATTACAGGAACTTCATCCATACCTAATTCAAGTGCGGCAAGATACCGTCCATGCCCTTCAACAATCGTGTTTGTCTTTCCCCAGATTCCTATCGGGTCAGAAAATCCGAATGCTTCTATGCTCTTTGCAATCGCATGGACATCGCCCTCCGTATGCTTTCTTGCATTGTTTTCATATTCGTTGATGTCTTTGATTTTCATGTACTCAATGTTCAGTTTCATGGTGTCCTCCTTTTTAATTATTATAACACATCGGAAAAAGTCATTCAAATTATTTATTTTTTTATAAGAAATAACTTGCATTTTATCCTGCTCTCGTGTTATAATAAATTATAAGTTGAAGCAGGCGAGAGAGAGGAGGGCAACGATGAAACGATATGCGAACGCAAACGACACCATTAGAGTTGGTGCAATTGAGCGTAATGGGAAATACGTTATAATCGTTGAGAAAGGACGCAAGATGTTGGTTGCTACCAGAAACAAGCGGAGTCCACACGTTGAGGTATATTATGACCATTACGAAAAAGAATTTGACAACAAGGACAAGGCAAACGCTTATTTCAAGGGAATCAAAAAGAACAATCCAACACTCAAAAGGATATGGCAGGAGGTGATTTTATGATGACATGGGTAATCTGTGGTGCAGGGCTTGAGCCTATTATGGTAAAAGCAGATAGTTTTGATGAAGCCATAAGGAAGGCTCGGTTGAGAGACAAAAGATACTGTGGTGGCTATGTCGAAGATGAGGATTGAGGAGGTGACAAAATGCTTCTGATGAAGGACAGAGAGAAACTCAAGGCAAATAGGTTCTTTGCTGTTGGCAGGTGTGGATACTTGAGAGAGCAGATAAGGGAAGCAACCTGCGAGGAAGAGCGAAAGGAACTCGTTAGGGAACTCAACAAGGAACAGTACAAGCTGAATCTAATCAACAGGCAACTGAAGGACAAACAGTTGGAGACTATGGAGGTGGAATTATGGTAACAGGAACTATTGCAATCTTTGGAATTGCATTGATATCGTTTTGGTTGGGAATCCAACTGGAACGAAGTAGGCATGAGAAAAACAACCGAAAGAAGTACATCAGAAGATGTAGACTTGCAAACAAGGAAATCAAACACGGCTTCTTTTCAGAGGCAGAACCGAAGATTTGAGGAGGATATTATGTGGAGAACAAAGAACCTGAAACTGACAGCAGACCAGAAATCAAGAGGAGTGATTTACTCATCACAGTTGATAGTGTTGGGTAATGTTGGTGTTGACAACGGCATTATCCACGAGGTTTTAGATAGCGACCCTAACAAGTGGCAAAAGATTGAGAATTTGAGAGACGTTAGTTTCTTTAAGAACTTTGCCAAAGACCTTGGATGGGATGTTATACACGAAGTAAGAAAGTAGGAGGTACACAATGAGCAGAATGGAGTTTCTTGAACAGAATGTTGGCTTTGATTACATCATTGAA